ATTAGACTGTTTTAAAGGAAAAAATGCCGTAACTGGGGTTAAGAATTCAAGGCCTTGGAAGATTTTTGCTGGTCAATCTTATTCTATGTATAAGACTGATTACAGAGAAGCTATTACCAAGGGTTATGAAATGAATGTGGATGTGTACGCAATTGTAGATGATATATCATCAAGAGCAGTTGAAGTACCTTTAGAGATGTATCAAGCAAATAGCAAAAAACAGCAAAAGAGTTTAGCTCGTTATAAAGCTTTATCTACAAGACCTACCGAAAGAAGTATTGTTGAGGCTAATAACATACGCAAAAACGATATGAAAGAGGTTGAGGTTAATCCTATTTTGGAATTACTCAAAAGACCTAATGGATATCAAACTCAAAAGCAATTCTTTGATACTTTGTTCTCTTACGACTTATTATTGAAAGATGTGGGTATATGGGGTGAAGAAGATCCATTAAAACCTGGTAAAATTGCTCGTTTACACGTTATTGCACCATGGGATTATCAAATTCACACAAATGGTTTCCGTGTAATTACTGGCTATCATATTATTTCATTGAACTTAAATGTAGAGCCTGAGTTCTTTTTGTCATTTAGAAGCTTCAATCCTAGCTTTAATGACCAAACTACTATCCCTCGTGGATTTTCTCCATTAACTGCTGGTTCTCGTGTATTGCAAAAAGCTAATGCTGCTGAAGAAGTAGGTATTGAAAACTTTGAAACTCGTGGTGCTGTAGGTTTTGTGTATAAGGATGATTTAAACGTGGAGGACTTAGACCCAGAACAACAAGGTGCTTTTGAAGATAAAATGTATGATAAAATTTACAATTCTTCTTCTAAAGGCCGTGTTCAGTGGTCAAATGCTAAAGTTGGTTACACAAAGTTATCTACAACTAACATTGACTTAGATTTAAGAGCTATGTCTAAGTTATCTACGGAGCAATTATGTAGATTATGGCACTATCCATACGTTTTATTGAATGCTGATAATTTGACAGAAAGTAACTTAGCACACTTCATTCGTAGAATGATTATTAACTGTGTTATTCCTATGCAATCTCGTATTTGCGAAGGTTTATTGGAGTGGTTAGCTCCAAGTGTTGGAATTAACCCATCTCAATACGTTTTACGCTTTGATACGGATGCTTATCCAGAGATGAAGCAAAACTTCTTGGATGCTGCTACAATATTGGATAAATTGGATGGTGTGCTTTCTCAAGATGAGAAGCGTGTATTTATGGATTTTGAGCCTACTTATGATCCTGCAATGCAACAAGTGTATATTAAATCAAATCAAGTACCTGTTGGTAGCTTAAATATTGATCCTACGCAATTAGGTTCAATGGATTAATGAAATGAGCACTATAAGTATCATATTGACTTGCATATCTGCAACCAGTGCATTCTGGTTCGGATTTTTATTATGGTACGAAGGTTTTTTGAAAAAGTCAGAAAGAAAAAAAGTAGAAAAGCTTTTTAAAGATAAAAAATGGTAACTGACGAAGTTTACAAAGTAGCTTGGCGAAGAAGGCACGATATTAATGAACGTGCCCTCTTTGCTTTTATAAGAACTAAACTAGGAGCTGAAACTAGAGCTTATATTGCCTCATTAGAAGGCAGAAAACCCAATACATTCCATATTACTAATTATTTTAGCGAAAAGTGGATGATGGATATTCTAAAAGACGCTTACAGAAAGTTTGGTTTAAAACAAGCTGATTTTTTAGACAGATACCAAAAGAAAGAAGAAGGTGATAACTTTGACGAGGAATGGCTACTTCTTCTTTTGCTTTTATTTAGAAACATTGAGCAATTTGTAATTGCTTTAGGTATTATCTCCACAATTAAATACGATATCCAAAAATTTGTTGAAGATAAGGTTAAGCAAGGCATACCTGCCTCCGCTATCATCACTTTATTGGCACTATATCTGACAAATAAGAACATAATTCGTAGTCAGACTATAGCTAGGACAGAAGTGACAAAAATAATGAATACAGCAAGCGATTTATGGGCAAGCTTGCAAAAAATAGAATTAAAGAAAAAGTGGATGGTTATTATGGATGGTAAAGAACGTAAGTCTCATCACGATATGGATGGTTATCCTGCAATTGAACTTAATCAAAAGTTTATTGTAGGAGGTTATCCTATGATGTATCCTGGAGATAGTTCAGCACCTGCTAGTGAGATAGTTAATTGTAGATGTGGTGTACGCTACATTTAAAATTTTGTATTTAGTTATTTTTATTATATTTGCAAGCAATACGAAGAAAATATGAGAGATTATAAAATAAAATCTGAAGGTGAAATAACTGAAGTCGATATTGAAAAACGTATCGTAATGGGTTATGCTGCTAAATTTGGTAACATTGATCTTCACGGAGATATGATTATGCCTGGTGCATTTACCAAAACTATTACAGAGCGTGGTCCTCAAGGAAAGAATGAGATTTGGTTTTTACACAACCATAGCTCGGATAATCCACTTGGGAAGCCATCTGTATTAAAAGAAGATAATTATGGCTTGTATTTCGAGGCTGCTATTATTGATACTGAGATTGGAGAAGATATCTTAAAGTTGTATGACAATGGTTTAATTAACCAGCATTCAATTGGATTCTCTACAATTAAAGAGACAAGAGTAGAAGAAGGAAATCAAAAGCCTTATTATCAAATTCAAGAGGTAAAATTGTACGAGTTTTCGTCAGTTTTATGGGGAGCTAATCCAGAAACTCCATTCTTAGGTTTAAAATCTATGGATGCAAAAGGATTACAAGATCGTTTTGACAAACTATACAAGCAATTGCGTAGTGGAAATTTAAAAGACGAAACCTATGAATTGATTGAAATTGAGTATAACTTTATAAAGTCGGAGTTGTTCAAACTAATTAATGACAAAGAGTCGGTTAAGTCCACTCTTGAGGAAGTTAATCCAGAGGAGCTACAACGCAAAATGCAAATCGAATTTTTAAAACAATTACAAAACTCTTTTAAATAATGGAAGATATTAAAAAGATCGTTGAAGAAGTAAAATCGGACATCAACGAAATGATTCAAAAAGGTGTTGGTCGTGAAGTAGAAGGCTTAGGCTTATCTGATTTGATCGAGCAAACAAAAAATGCAGGTGTGAAATTGCAAGAAGTTGAAGGTAAGTTATCAACTATGGAGAAATCTGTATCTGATGCTATCTTAGATTTGAAAGCAAGAGCTGCTGAGCCTGCTAAGAAAGAAGATGTATTAGCAAAGAAATTTGCTGATCGTGAGATTGATTTCAAATCAATGATTTCTGCTCGTTCTTCAGTTGCAATGGAATTGAAAGCTGTAGGTGATATGAACTTAACTGCAAACATTGGCTCTGACTGGGCTTCTAAGATTGCTGGTTTGTCAAACACTATTTTAACAGATCCTTTCCGTACTGTTCATTTGCGTGATTTGATGCGTACTTCTGTAATTGAGCAGAATGGTGTATTCAAGTTTGCTAAGAAATCAGGTGGCGAAGGTGCTCCTGCAGTTCAAACTGAAGGTGCTGCTAAAGCTCAAGTTGATTATGACTTCACAATCACTGAGGTAACTCCTAAAACTATTGCTGCATATAGCAAGATTTCTAAGCAGATGTTATCTCGTTTAACTTGGTTACAATCTTTTGTTTCTACACAATTGGTAAACGATTTGTTAGAAGTTGAAGATACTAAGTTATTTGATTATGCAGGAACAGGTGAATTCACAGGTTTATATGAAGCAGCTACTGCTTATTCTCCTTCTGGTTCAGTTGTTGCAGGTTCTAATCGTTGGGACAAATTAGCTAACGCTATTGCTCAAGAGAAAGCTGCTCGTTTCCGTCCTTCTATCATCTTGGTAAACCCAATTGATGAAATGGAATTGTTGATTAACAAAGAGTCAGGTGCAGGTTATTCTCACCCATCTTTAATCTCTGGAACAGGATTAACTGTTGCTGGTGTACCAGTTATTGCAACTGATATCATCCCTGCAAACACATTCTTCGTAGGAGATATGAACAAAGCTGCTGAGTTATTGTTCGAAGATGCAATCAACGTAGAGTTCGCTTACGAAGATGGAGACAACTTCACTAAGAACTTGGTTACTGTTCGTGCAGAAGAATCAATCGCTTTACCAATCTACTTTGGTGGTGCAATGAGAAAAGGTACTTTTGTGGTAGCATAATAACCTTTCTTATTTTAGTGTATTATGTAAGCCTACTTCCCATAAGAACAGTAGGCTTATTTTTAAACCTTAAACTTAAATAAAATGGCAAAGGTAAAATGTGTACAACACTTTTTCGATATGGAAGTTAATCATCCAAGATTGGTTGAAGACGATTTCGAAACAAGTAATGATCGTGCAAAATTGCTAGAATCGAAAGGTTTAGTTATTATTGTAGAGTTGGTAGAAGAAACAGATCCTGTTAATCCGCCACAAAATAAAGTTGTAAAACCTTCTAAGAAGAAATAATGGCTTACATACCTGAAGTAGTTAAGACAAGAGGATTGGAAATTAAGGTTGTAGAAGATTTGTATCCTTTAATGCAAATCGTAACTATGGATCAAATCAAGCAACATTTGAATATAGAATTAAATGATGATTCTAATAATTCAAAGCTTGATATGTTGAAGTATTCTGCAATTAATGAAGTTGAGACTTATGTTCAAAAGAATCTTAAGTCAAAACGAATGATTCAATCCTATATTGAGGTTAATGGTACAATTGATTTGTATTATGGACCTGTAACAGAGATTGAATCTGTAAAAGATTCAGCAGGTAACAACTTGTCTCATACTGTTAGTGATTTAAATAATAAAATCACTGCTTACAATTCAGGTGGTATGGTTGTTACTTTTGTTGGAGGATATTCTCCTACCCCTTATGATTTGCAAAATGCTGTATTAGATATTATTGCAGTAGATTTTGATAATGCGGTAGAAGATAAGAAATTGGCAATTAGAGCTATTAAAGAACGTATTAGACATTATCGTCCTGTTTATGTATAACAAGCTTAGAAGACTTACTGGTAATTTTCAGACTGTACAAAGTCAGATTCCTGATGGTGCTGGTGGAGTTACTGCTGCATCAAGGTCAGGATATGGATGTAGAATTTATTTAAAGTCTACAAGTTCTTTTTATGGCAACTATGGTGGCATTAGAAATGAAGAAGGAGGTAAAATAGGTACTGATCAATCATTTGAAGGAATGATTAGATATACTGATTATATGGAGATTAATACTTCAACAGTATTAATTGTTAAAAATAAAAGGTATACACTTTCAGATGTTGAAAACGTAGATTTTAAAAACCAATGGATTAAGTTTAAAGCTACCATACGAAATGATTAAATTTAGTTTTCCTGGGATTAAAGTACTTGCTAATAAGTTTAATCGTGCTTCTGAAAGGTTATCTGATATTAACAATATGGCAATTCAAGAGGCTGATGTATTATCAAGTAATGCTAAAAGTTTAGTTCCTGTTAAAACTGGTAAATTAAGAAATAGTCATTATTACAAAAAAGAAATAAGCAAGAAAAAGGTAGTAGCTACAATTGGATTTAAAGCTCACTATGCTCCTTATCAAGATTTTGGTACTGGTCAAAGATTTAACTTAACAAGTACATTAGCTCCTTATCAAGATTATATTTCTCAATTTAAAGGTGCTAGTCAAAGCCATAAAGGATTAAGAGCAAGAAAGTTTTTATTTCATCATTACGTTATTACAACAAGAAGATTATCCAGAAAAACATCTACTAAGGTTAAAAACCTTATGAAAACTTAAAAAATGGTAGCAAGAGACCCACAATTTGAACTTAGAAAGGCTTATTTTGAGACTTTGACTAATATTACATCAAATAATCAACCTGTAGGTGTATTTGATGAAATAGTATCACCTTATGCTGCTTATCCTGCTATTGTATTTATGCAACAAACAGGTAGAAATGATGGTAACAAGGATAAATTTATTCGTGATGAAATAATTGATATTCACGTTATTACTAAGTTTGCTTCTGATACAGGAGGCAAAAAAATTGCTAATGATGTAGTTAATCAAATTGTCAATAAAGTCCTTTTAGGAACAAGCAATTATGGTATTAGTGCTCACTTACCTAATTGGCAGGTTTTGAATTGTGAATATCAAACAAATACACTAACTTCACAATTGCCAACAGGTTGGCAGGTTGAAATTATTGTAACATTTAGTCAATTATTAGAACAATTAAATTAGAAATAAAATGGCATTAGTAAAAGGAACAGACTTGCGTATCTATGTATGTACAAAGGTTATAGCAAACGAAAAGAATTGTGATATTGAATTATCAACTAAAATGATTGATACTTCTTCAAAAGATTCTGGTGCTTGGGAAACAGCTATCCCTGGCCGTAAAAACTGGAGCTTATCAGCTACAGCTAACTTGGATTATGATGATGGCACTACTAACTACACTTACGATGAGTTATTAACTGCTTGGATGGATCAAACAGAATTAACTGTTTCATTCAAAACTGCTGCAACAGGTGCTACTATCTTAACTGGTAAGGCTTATGTTGAATCAGTTCCTGTAAAAGGTGGTGACCAAGAAATCGCTACTGTAGATATTAAGTTAAAAGGTAATGGTTCATTAACAAAAACTACTGCTGCTTAATATTTAAAATTTTTTGTTTACATTTGGGGTAGGGATTTATTCTCTACCCTTTTTGTTTAAAATACACACACAAACACACACACAATGCGTAGTATTACATTTGAAGGAAAGAAAATCAATTTTGATTTCTCCTTAGGTTGCATCAATGATGTATATGTAAAAGAATTAGGAGGAGAGTTCAATGATCTTGTTAGTATGCAAGAATACCAAGACAATCCATCTAAACTATTGGACATCACTAGAGATATGCTACTTAGTGGGCATATTTATTGGTTATTCTTAAATGGCAAAGAAGAAGAAGCAGAAACTATTTTAGCAAAGCTTAGAGGTTCAAGAATGTTAGCTACTAAGTGGTTAATCAATGCTCAAGTTGCTACTGTAGTTGATTGGATTACTGCTGACTTAATGCCAAGTGATTTGGATCAACCAAAAATTGCAAGTGACTCAAAAAAAAAGAAGTAATTACTTGGGGTAAAGTACTTACTAGAATATACATTACAGGTTTAAAGCCGTGGGAGTGGAAAAGGATGACTTTTGGTGAGTTCCTTGACTATGAGCACGGCTTTGAGTTTAGAAGGGCTTATGAGTGGGAAAGAACAAGAAAAATAATGTGGGCTTCATTAGCTGCTATGGGAGGCAAGGATACCCCATCTCCAAAAGAATTGCAACCTTTATGGACAGATAACATAGGAAAAGTTTTAGAAAAACCAAAAGAAAAAGAGTATCTTTCGGATGATATAGTGAAAAAGTGGGTTAATTCTATAGAATAATGGCAGAGACTAATGAGTTTTATATAAAAATTGGGGCTGATGTAGATGAGGCAATGAATAAACTTGGTGCATTATCAAGTAAATTATCATCTTTAGCATCAAATACCCAAAGAAGTGGAAGTCAAATTAGCAATAGTATGACAAGCACTTCTAGTGTAATTTCAGCAGCATTTTCTTCAATGGGAGTTGCTTTAACAACTGTTGGTATAGTTGGAGGAATTATAGGAATAGGTAAAGCTGCATTACAAACTGCTGCTGAATTAGAACAAATTTCAGTATCATTTGAAGTATTTACTGGAAACGCAGAAGTAGCTAAAAATATGCTTTCTGAGTTAAAAGCTCAAGCATTATCTTCTCCTATGCAATTCCAAGACATTGCTAAAGGTGCTCAAACATTAATGGGTTACGGATTAACTGCACAACAAGTTATTCCAATCACTAAAATGTTAGGAGATATCTCTGGTGGTAATGCGGATAAATTTGGTAGACTTTCTTTAGCATTTGGCCAAGTAAATGCAGCAGGTAGATTGATGGGACAAGAGGCTCGTCAAATGATTAATGCTGGATTTAACCCATTACAAGCTATTTCAGATAAAACAGGTCAATCAATGGCCGTTTTAACGCAAAGAATGCACGATGGGCAAATTAGCGTTAGAGAAGTAGCTCAAGCATTTATATATGCAACATCTGAAGGTGGAAGGTACTTTAATATGGCAGAAAAGCAAGCTCAGACTTTATCTGGTGCTTTTAATAAAATGTCAGAAAGTATAACTTTTACTTTAGCTGCTATTGGAGAAAATTTAAATAAGACTTTTGATATTAGTGGTTTAACAGAACGTATTGCATTCCTTGCTACTAAACTTGCTCAAAATTTTGAAACTACTAATGATAGTTTACAAAAAACTTCATTTTGGAGCAATGTTCTAAAAAATGGATTTGATGTTTTAGCAGTTTCAATTGATCTTGTCATTAAAGCTGTAATGTTATTAGGATCAGTTCTTGAAAAGGTATTTACTTCTAAATATTTTGAGAATTTTTCTAATAATTTAGATACAATAGCAATAAAAATAGCTGGTATATTTGGCAAAACAGCTCAAGATAACTTTAAATCTTTTCTTGATTATGTAAATAATTTTGGTAAAAGCACATTCTCTATTCAAAAACAAATGGAGAATTCACTTACCAAAAAGATTACTGATTGGGAGAAGTTTTTAAAGATGTTTAGTAAAGACCCTAGTAAATCAGGGAAAGATAGTACAACAAAGAAAAAAGAAGGTGTTGAAGTAATTCCTGGAACTGACTTTATAACTAACGCTGAAGGCGAAAGAATAAAGAAGTTAATCCAAATGGAAAAAGATGCACAAAAAGAAATCTTTGCTGTTGGATTATCTGCAAATCAAAAGAAATTAGCTGAATTAAAATTGTCTCACGCTAAGTTAATGGCTGAGATGAAAAAAGCAGGAGTTGATTCTACTGCTATAGAATTTAAAAATCTTACAGAAATATCCTTATTAGCTCAACAAATAGAAGCAGAAAAGAATGCTGCTATTATGAAGCTTATAAAGCCTGTAAGCACATTTGAAAATTATAAGTTGCAAAATCCAATTAGTAAGATTACTGAAGGATGGGATCAATCAGTTATTAATAATCAGATTGATTCATTCCAAAATTTAGGTAAATCATACTATGATGCTGCTAGAGGTTTATCAGAAAACATTGCTGGTGGACTAGGAGAGATTGCTGGATCAATTATGTTAGGTGAATTAACTGTAGGAGATGCGTTTAAATCTCTTGGAGCTTTAATTCTTAATATGCTAGGTGATTACTTAATTAAAGTCGGTGGAGCAGCTATTTCATTTGGTGTTGTTAATACAGTATTAAAGAATGCTTTAACAGCAGGATTTGCATCACCTGAATCAGCAATTGTTGCTGGTATCGCTGCAGTATCTGTCGGTACAGCCCTTAAAGGTCTTGCAGGTAAGGTTACATCTTCAATGGATAAAAATAAGAGTGCAGATGGCAAATCTATAGCAACTGGAGGAGCTTCTTCAAGAATTTCTGGTAGCACTTATTCTTATGGAAATATGTCAAATGTTCAACAATCTGTAAGATTATTCGTAGATTTGACTGGCTCAATTACGCAAACAGCTACTGGGTACTCAATTAACAAGTCAATGGAGACCACACTAAGAATAACAGGTAGATAATGACAGGATACGGAATACTTTATCGTTTTGAGTTTGATGGATTTTGTAATCCATTTAACGAAATGCTTTATAGCCACAATAAGATATTAATTCTTAAAAAAGACTACACTGGTACAATTACTGATATACCTCATGGGCAAGTAGGACCTGTTGAAATCGATTATCCTACAGCAGATGATGATATCTTCTATCCATTAAAAGGATCGTCTCTTACATTCAAAGTATTAGGTGGTGTAATCAATATGGATTCACTTATTAGTGAAGATGAGAAAGAATATATCATTGAGTATTATAGAGGTTCTAATTTATTCTGGAGAGGTTTTGTAAGCCCAGAATTGTGTGATGAAGATGTATTCTTAAAGTATCCTGCAATTGAATTTAAAACAATTGATGGTTTAAGTACATTAAAGAAGAATAAACTAGACATTGATGGTAAGATGCCTCCTGGCATTCTTAATTTGTTGAAAGTTTTACAAGGAGCATTAAACGGAATTGGTTACGAATTCCCTTTAAACGTATTGTGTAAGATTTGGAATGAGGCTATGGTTAAGACACCTTATTCTACTCCATTAGAACAAACTTATGTTTATACTCCTTCATTAAAAGATAACAACTTTGAGTTTAGAAGTGATTTAGAGTTATTGGTAGATATTTGCCAAGTATTCAACTCATTTATTTATCAAAACTATGGTGAGTGGTATTTTGTAAAGCCTAAAGACTTAATTTTTGGTGTTTCTGATGCTAGTAAATTTGCTTTAGATGGCACTTTAAATACTTCTACAAAGAAACATATTCCTACTTTAGTTCACGGAACTGACTTCAAGATTTTAGCAGAGCCAAAGAGAAGAATTAGAAGATTCTACAAGTATACCGAAATTGAATATCAAGGAGCTACTAATAAGTTTATTAATGGTGATTGTACAATTTGGGGTGATAATCCTAATGAGATTTTATTAACAGATACTACTTCATTAACAGGAACTACTCAAGCTCAAACTACATTTAAGTTTTTTAATAAAGGATCAGCCGTTAATTCATATTTGCTCTATAGTGCACTTGAGAATAAGTATAAAGTTGGATTAACAGCAGGTTCAGCTCATAATCAGAATAACTACTTTACTACAGGTAAGGTAGATATTAGATGGGGTGAAGGATTTACTTTGTCGGTTCAATGCCCTACAAATAACCCTACATTCTCTTTAATAGCTCACATTCCTTACATAACAGGAGTTGCTGAGTATTATTATGATTTTCAAGCAGGAACTTGGAAGAATTCACCTCATTATTATGA